TACCACTTCCATGGTGTGTTCCCAACTAACGTTTCTTCGATTGAACTGTCATACGATAACAACAACGTTATCGAAGAGTTTTCCGTTGAATTCCAAGTTCAGTGGTGGGAAGCCCTGAATGAAAATGGCAACGTTGTCGTTGGTTGATAAATAGACCATAAGACAACACTGACAAAATGGCTAAATTATTCGGTTTCTCCATAGAGGGGGCTGACGGAGATAATCTGCCTAAGTCTGCGGTTTCTCCTGTTCCGCAGAACGATGCAGATAAATCCGACTACTTTGTAAGTAGTGGCTTCTATGGACAATATGTTGATATTGAAGGTGTATTCAGGAATGAGTATGATCTCATTAAAAGATACAGAGAAATGTCTCTGCATCCAGAGTGTGATGAAGCGATTGAAGATATCGTAAACGAAGCAATTGTATCCGATCTCAGCGACAGCCCCGTTGAGATCGATCTTCAAAATTTAAACGTCGGGGATAATATCAAAAAGATTATCCGCGACGAATTTAAGTATATTAAGGATCTTCTTGACTTTGATTCCAAGGCTCATGAGATCTTCCGTAACTGGTACATTGATGGTAGACTTTATTATCACAAGGTAATCGATCTTCAAAATCCACATGCAGGTATCCAAGAACTGAGATACGTTGATGCACTGAAGATCAAATATGTTCGTCAGGCTAAGAAAAAAGATCCAAACCTTGCCAGACTGAACAATAATGAACCAAATAACGCATTGACACCTCAGTTGGATGAGTACTTTGAGTACAATCCAAACTCAGGAAAAACTTCATACCTCCCAACTGCAGGTGTAAATGGTTCAATTAAGATTGCAAAAGACGCAATCACTTACTGCACCTCTGGTCTGGTAGATCGCAACAAACATATCACTCTCTCTTGGTTACATAAGGGTATCAAAGCCCTGAACCAACTGAGAATGATCGAAGATAGTTTGGTCATCTACAGACTTTCTCGCGCTCCAGAACGTAGAATTTTCTACATTGACGTTGGTAATCTGCCTAAAGTAAAGGCAGAACAATACCTTCGTGAAGTCATGAACCGTTATAGATCCAAGTTGGTCTATGACGCAAACACGGGTGAAGTCCGTGATGACAAGAAGTTCATGAGTATGCTTGAGGACTTCTGGCTGCCAAGAAGAGAAGGTGGTCGTGGAACTGAAATCACAACTTTACCAGGAGGACAGAACCTTGGTGAGATTACTGATATTCAGTACTTCCAGAAAAAACTCTACAAAGCTCTGGGTGTTCCAGAAACCCGTATCGGTGGGGAAGGTGGTTTTAACCTTGGTCGTTCTTCCGAAATTCTCAGAGACGAACTGAGATTTAATAAGTTTGTTGGTCGTCTCCGCAAGAGATTTTCTAACATGTTCCTTGACATGTTGAAGACCCAACTTCTTCTCAAGAATATTGTAACTCCTGAAGATTGGACTTCAATGTCCGAACATATTCAGTTTGATTATATTTACGACAACCACTTTGCAGAACTCAAAGATAGTGAGTTGTTCCAAGAACGTATTAATAACGCCGCACAAGCCGAACAATATGTTGGTAAGTATTTCTCACAAGATTATATAAGACGTAAGATCCTCCGTCAAACTGATGAGGAGATTGTCGAACAGGATCAACTGATCGCTGCAGAAATTGAGGCTGGTTTATATCCAGATCCTCTCATGATGCAGTCAATGGAACTTGCAGGAGCTGCCGTAGATCTCCAAAATAAATCCCAACCATCAACTCAAGACCCTGGAATTGATGAAAAGGCTGTTGAAGCCCCTGAAGGTGGGGAAATATAAATAATTTGTAGTGTACTTACATTATCGTGGATTCTGAAAATTTAATTGATTTGGTGTTGCAAGATGCACCTGCTCATGAGATTAGTGATGCAATTAAGGATGTTCTGTATGCAAAATCTGCAGACAGACTTGAAGCTGGAAGACCTGTAGTTGCTGCAGATCTTTTTGGTGATGAAGAAGAATATTATGAAGATGAAGATTTAACCCAAGAGGAAGAGGATGGCTAATCAACAGATTAAACCATTAGGTAATGAAGCAAACTTAGCCGCTGGTATTGGTAACAGTACAACTGTTAACAGTGCTACTGTTGTTAGGGTTGTCAATGCCTCTGGTGGTTCGGTGGTCGTGGGTCTCCAAACGGCAGGTTTTGTTGGTTTTTCAAGTTTTACTATGTTGCAAAACACAACCGAACTGGTTGTTAAGAGAGCTGATGATCTCATCCATGTAACTGGTGGAACAGTTCAAGTTACCAAAGTAGGTTTTACAAACTAAAACAATGAAACTTATCAGAGAAGAAATCGAACAGGTAGAGGTTATCGTTGAAGAACGCAACGGTAAGAAGAGCCTCTATATTGAGGGTGTATTCCTCCAAGGCGATATCAAAAATCGCAACGGAAGAATGTATCCTTGCAACACCCTTGAGAGAGAAGTAGGTCGTTACAACGAAACCTTCATTCAAAAGGGTCGTGCTCTTGGTGAACTTGGTCACCCCGATGGACCTACCGTAAACCTGGATCGTGTATCTCACAAGATCACTTCTCTGGTTCGTGAAGGTAATAATTTCATCGGTCGTGCAAAGATCCTAAATACACCGATGGGAAACATTGCGAAGTCCCTTCTTGATGAAGGTGTAAAACTTGGTGTTTCTTCTCGCGGTGTTGGTTCAGTCCGCATGAACAATGAGGGTGTGAACATCGTTGGTGAAGATTTTATGCTCGCCACAGCCGCAGATATCGTTGCAGATCCTTCTGCCCCAGATGCCTTCGTAGATGGCATTATGGAAGGTAAAGAGTGGGTTTGGGACGGTGGTATTCTCCGCGAAAAATATGCAGAGAAGACATATAAACAGATCAATACTCTTGTCAACACTCGACAGTTGCAAGAGAACAAACTTAAGCTTTTCCAAGACTTCTTGGGAAATCTCTAATTTATAAATAACAATAGATTAACTACACTTATAAAGTCTTAATCGGAGAGTTCAAATGTCCCGTGGTAAAAATTTACAAGAAATGGAAGTAGGCACTGCTCAATCCAAGACTGCCGTTAACGCTAACGCAAAGGCTGGCATGCCGATGGATACATCGGTGGCTGGTTCCTATGAAGACCTCGGCGGCCCTACTCCCGACAACTACAGATCTGACGATGATTCCGCAAAACTGCGTGAACCAAAGATCAAGACTGTAGCTGATGTCGTTAATCGTGGCGCAAAACCCGCCATGGCTCGTGAAGAAGCCGAAGAAATGGAAGATCAAGAGATCGTTGCTGAGGAAGAAGAAGTGACCGAAGAAGAAGTTACTGAAACTCCTGAGTACGACATTGAAGAGGACATGAGTGCCCTCTTCTCTGGTGAAGAACTCTCTGAGGAATTCCAAGAGAAAGCTAAGACCATCTTCGAAGCTGCAATCAATGCAAAGGTTGCACAAATTGCAGAAGAGATGGAAGCCAAGAACGAAGAGCGTATCGTTGAGGAAATCGAGGCTGTTAAGTCTGCCCTCATCGAGCGCGTCGATGGTTACCTGGAGTACGTTGCTGACGAATGGCTCCAAGAAAATGAACTGGCCGTCGAGCACGGTCTGAAGTCCGAAATGACTGAGAGTTTCCTCTCAGGCATGAAGGAACTTTTTGAAGCACATTATGTATCAATCCCTGAAGATAGATATGATGTAGTCGAGAGCATGGTAAACAAACTTGATGAAATGGAGACTAAACTCAACGAGCAGATCGAAAGAAATGTCTCCCTGAACAAGCGACTTGCTGAGTCGGTTGCCGATGGGATCGTATCTGAGGTTGCTGAGGGTCTTGCCCTGAGCCAAAAAGAGAAGCTCGCCCAACTCGCCGAGAGTGTTGAGTTTGAAAGTGAAACCTCATATCGTGAGAAACTGGTCACTCTGAAGGAGTCATACTTCGGTCAGAAAGTCCAGAAAGAGACTTCGGATAGAGTACTGACAGAAGAAGCCGCACCTGAGTATTCAGGTTCTATGGCTAAGTATCTGAACGTACTGAACCAAGTCGCTAAGAAGTGAATTTAAGATTATCAAACCCGTAAACACTTAACATTAGGTAAAACGCAAATGTTCCAATCTGAGCATCTGCAGGAAAAGTGGGCCCCTCTTCTGAATCATGAAGGCCTTGGTGAAATC